ATTGTCATTTGTAACAACTCTATCTGCATCTACTAATGTTGTTGAAGAAGCAGACGTATCACCATCCATGATGTTTAGTTCTGTTGCTGTTGCAGTCACACCATCTAAGATGTTCAATTCGTCTGTAGTGGATGTTACACCATCCAATAGATTAAGTTCTGTAGTTGTAGCTGTTAAACCATCAAGTATGTTTATTTCTGTTGCAGTGGCAGTTACTGCTACATCTTCATTTATCTTTGGGGATGTTAATGTTTTGTTTGTAAGTGTAGCAGTTGAAGTTGCTGAGACTAGTCTAGCATCTCCACCTGTACTAGGTAATGTAAGAACATTGTTAGCACTTTCAGAGTGTGGTGCAGCTATAATTGTTTGTCCGTGACTGTTACTCTCACAATTTAATACTATTTTACCTTGGTTAGTATTACCTCTTACAACAATCTTACCTGTGCCATTAGGTGCAAAGTTAATATCACCATTACTAGCAGTTGCTATATTGGCAGAACCAATAGTAGCTCCATTGATTGTAGGAGTTGTTAATGTTTTGTTTGTTAATGTATCTGTTGTTGCTCTTCCAACTATTGTGTCTGTTGTTGCAGGTAATGTTAGTGTAGTATTACCTGAGAAGTCAGCATGAGCAGGTGCTTGTAATTGTGCATAGTGAGCATTACTTGATTCACAGTAAAATCTTACATAAGATTGAGCACCTGAGTTCTTGATTGATATTGCACCTGATTGCATATCAATACCATTAGAACCATCTATTCTTACAACACCTGTTCCATTTGGTGTAAGTGTGATGTTACCATTAGATGTAGAAACAATATCCTCTCCGTTTACATCAAGTGAACCTCCTAGTTGAGGACTTGTATCAGCTACAACGTCTGTGATACCACCGAGAGCAGAGGATATAGAAGCTAATGTAGTTTTTCTTAATGCACTAGCACTTGCATCATGTACAAGTATTGTATCGTTAGATGTATCTAGTGATGTTTCAGCAGTCTGTCCTGTAATAACATTTGCATTTAACATAGCAGTTTCTACTGCATCATTAGCTATTGTTACTGCACCATTAGATGCTATAGTAACATCACCTGATACTGCTACAGGATTAAAGTTAGTTCCATCTGCAACCATGATATGACCACTAGTATTAGTACCCATAGTTAGGTCATCACCTGTTACAGTTAAGTCACCTGTAACAACTACATCACCACTGAAAGTAGCTTTACCATTTAGAGCCATATCAATGTCAAGAGCAGTTATTGCACTAGAACCATCTGTTCCTTTTATTGCAAAGTTTTTATCTGCAGTGCTTACAGTTAACTCTACATCTGTTGAGTTGTTTGCTATATCAAGTATTGATGTGCCACCATCCTTGAATATTACATTACCACCATCTGCATCTAAAACAATGTCTGTGGTAGCATCTAGTGTTATAGTAGAGCCTGAATCTATTTCTGCAATTATAGGAGTTGTTAAAGTTTTGTTCGTAAGTGTCTTTGATGTAGCAGAAAAGTATGTGTCTAAGTCTGTAACAGCAACTTGCTTCATAGTTCCTGCATCGTTATAAACAACTCTGTCTGCATCTGCTACTGTAGTTGATGTAGCACTAGTGTCACCATCTACAATGTTAAGTTCACCTACTACAGAAGTTATGCCATCAAGAACATTAAGTTCATCTGTAGTAACTGTAGCACCATCTAGTATCTCTAGTTCTGCTTCAGATATACCCGCAGAACCTATTGTTACTGTACCTGCAAAAGTTACGTTAGCACCATCAAATGTCATAGCAGTTGTACTGCCTGACTTAATTATTAAGTTGCCACTAGTATTTGTAAGAGAAGCAAACTGTGTTCCACCATCTTTAAGTACAACATCTCCACCATCTGCATCTAAGGTTATATCACCTGCAGTATCTACAAGAACTGCACCATCTGCTACTAAATCTAATTGTCCATCTGTGCTTGAACTGATGTGTATAGCTGTATCTCTGAACTGTAGCTTCTCTGTAGAAGCGATAAGTATGTCATCACTAAATTCAAAATAATCCTCGTCTTCTTTCCATGTCAAAACACCATCATTTGATTCACCATCAAATGTGACTGCTATATCTGTACCTGCAGTGCCATCACCTATTGTGATTGCAGTTCCAAGTAATTTAGTTATAGGACCACCTTCTGCAGTCGTACCATCATGAGTGTGTCCTGTACTCGCTGCGAAGGCTGCTAATAACTGATTAAACTCATCATTACTATGAGCAGCAGTTATTATGTCTCCATCAGTAAATGTGGATTGTCTAGTGTATGTAGCTCCCATTTATCTTCTTGCTCCTACTTGATATTCTAATCCAAAACCTCTTAACGCATATGGTGCAGAAGTTCCGTTGTCGTTAACTCTAAGTGCAACAGTAAATCCTGAACCCTCTACAGACTGTCTTAACAATGGCTCTGTCTGTCCACCATACGTTGCAGTTCCATATGTAGCACTTCCATAAACTGCCACAATATCTGCTGCAGATAAAGAGTACGCTGCAGGTCTTGGTGTATCAGGGTCTTCATAATCGTATCTTAAAAATAAATCTGCGTTTACTGAAGACTCAGGTTTATAACTTACAAGAACACGTTGCATATGTTTTCGTATTCCTGCATCACCAAAACTTAAATCAGGACTTCTATATTTACCATCTATAGCAGTTCCATCAAAATCGTTACCACTTTCTTGTTGATATACAAACCCATCAAATCCACCATGTATAACAGTTGTACCACTTGTGTCTGTAAAGGTAGATGTAGATGAAGGCTTAATACCTTTTAACTTTGCAAACTCAAATGTTTGTCCTCGTAAAGAACATATAGCTCCCTCTGTTAAACTTTCTAATATACTAGTCTTAGAAAAGAAAACTCTATACTGAGTTTTGTTAGGTATAACAACAGAAGTAAAACTTGTTGCAGTGGCTATGTTAGTGTTAAATAGAGGTTGCACGTTTGCACTTATAGTTCCTAATTCAACGTCACCAATTCTTGCAGTACCTGCTATAGTACGTAATCCATCAGGTGCTAAGAATATTAGGTCACCTGCAAATTCTTGTATTGTTTGTCCATTTACACAACCTATGTTTCGTGTAACAGGTGTCACTGCAAAGTTAGAACTTGACGTTCCTGACAGTTTAAATATTCTATTTTCACAAAATATAAATAAGTCTTCACGGAAAACTTTAAGTCCAACTATAGTGTCATCTACTTTTATACTACCTGCACCACTGCCTGTTGCAAAGTTATCTTCATCAAAAGGTATGCTAAATACAACCTCTTGTTTATTACTTGACATTCCTGCATAAAACATATGGTCTTTGAATGCCTTAACAAACTTTGCACCTGTTACTGCAGTGCTTACTTCACCACTTCCTGCAGAGGATACATCTGTTGCACTAAATGATGTATTAAAAACTGTTGGTGCATTATTACCATCTGCTACTATAAACTTATCATTGCCATCAAAGTTAAATATTTCAAAGTCGTATACACCTGCACTTGTTCTTCCTGTATCTATCTCTGTCCAAGAATTATTACCTGCAGTGGCAGTAAATATTTTTTGTCCTCTAGCAGCTACAATCTTGTCATTAAACTTTATTGATAATAACACTGCCTCTGTTGATGCACTTGTTTGTGGAACTATATTAGTAACAAGTTTAGCAAATCCGTTTATTCTTCTGTAACCACCCTCTATGTCAGGTTCAAAGTTTTGTAACTCTAGTGCCTCGCCGGGTTGCATAGCAAAAGTTGACTTGTTTAAAACTAAGCCACCCTGTAGAGGGAAATTTACAGGTTGTACTTGAGAAGCGTCAGGCATTTAGTTCACCCTTACACTTAAATCTGCTGTGCTAGTATATCCTACTTTTGGTATAAATGTTGATCTTATATATTCAAATCTGTTTACCAACAGTGTCTGCATATTCTTTATGCCTTGCTCAAACCTTTGAAAGTTTAATTGATACTGTTGAGTTTCACCTCTGTACTGATAAACAAAAGCTGTTGCACCATCTATTATGACTGCAGCAAATCTATCAGGTATAGTTGTTGTATCTGTTGATGCAGACATATCTGTTGGAAAAGAAAAAAAGTCATACTTTAAAGTAAAAGATTTAGTTGGAAAAGGATACAATAAAAAGTTATTATCAGGTGTTCTTGCTACGTACTGTGGTACACCACCTTGTTCAAACTGTGCTACTTGTGTGGCACTATCGTGTGCAGAAGCAGTAGTGTCATTAGCTCCTCTTGTTGCACCTGTAAATGTTGTGCTTGTTGTTCCTGTATATGTTATCTGTTCATTTTCTATAAATATAGTTCCTAAAGAATCAAAACCTGTTGTACTTGCTACTGTTACAGTTGTAGCTGAATCTGTTAATGCTCCATCAAGCGTAGTAGTTGTTATCTCATCTTCTTGCGTAATATAGCTATTTATGTAATCATTGTATTGTATTATATATAATCTACCACCACTTGATCCTAAGTCTGAATCTTTAACTAATCTAAATGTATTATAGTCTACTGTCTTTGCAGTTGTTGGTATTGTATATCTTACTGTTCCTGGAACAAGTGTTTCTGTTTTTGTTGAATGATTAAAAGGATATTGAAATTCTTTTTGATTAATATATCTAACAGATTCATTAACTGCGTTTTGTGCTTGAACCTGTATTCCTCTGGCAGTTGCAAAAGATGTAGAAGTTAATTGTACTTCATTTAATCTTGCCAATACTTTATTTGTTAAAGTTAAAAAAGTTTCTGCCATTGTAATCCCTAAGTGTGAAGAGGAGCAAGTTGCCCTGCTCCCCTAAAAAATTATGCTAATTGGTCTCTATCAACCTCGTCAGCCTTATCATCTAGTCCATGTCCTGATAAATCAATGACAGTGGCATACATTCTAAGTCTGCCTGTAGCTGGAGCAGCGCCTGCAATCTTAGCATCAATAGTATCTGTAGTAGTTACAAATTGAGTGTAAGTTGAGGCTGCACTTCCTACAACAGTATTGGTCTGACCATTAGTTCCTGCTGCACAAAAACCTGTAGAGGTTATATCTGCACCATCAATAATGTCATCACCTGCGGCGAAGTCCATATCTAATGTACAACTAGAAGTGAATGCTTTCATAACTTCAGCACCTGCATTTAATACAAGTGTATTAGCAGGAATCTCAAGCACCTGAAAGATATCACCATCGGAAAAACTATTTCCCTTTGCCACTAAAGCATCTATATCTAAATATGCTTCAATGTTTCTCATAACATTAGAGTGTCCTTTTATTGAAGGTAAAACTGCAATAGAGTTACTTTCAACACCAGTGGTGTCTTTAGAAGTTAAATCAAAAGTTGCCATTCAAACCTCCCTTATGCTACGTTGTACTTAGCAGTCACGATTGCTTCAGGGCGAAGAATCTTTCTGCCATACATATGCATACCACGAACAATATCAGCAAAAGAATCAGGGTCTCTATAAGTCTCTGTCTTGTTGATCTGCTCTGCAGTAGCTACTGCTGAACTATGTCCTGCGACAATAACACCAAAGTTTGAGTTTTGGTTAGCAGAACCTGATGTTCCCGGACCTGTTCCAACTGCAGG